TCCAAGCTTGTATCTACGCTGTGCGTAGGTGCTGAAGTTTGATTTCTCGCCCGTACCAATATTTATATCACCTTATGTTTTTTCAATACGTTTCTTGTCTTGATTGTTTTAGTTGGTGTTCGTGTATACCTGTCTGCGAGAGGTGAGCCAGGGTGTGAATTTGCAATCTGTTCCATACGCTCAGTAAACCCGCCGTCTACTTTAGGACCAACACCCATAATATGGTCACCAACATATGAAAACAACACTGGAACTTGACTAATATGGGGATTCTTTTTTAGGTATTCATCTTTTTCGCTCATTCCCATGAACTCATCAAATGTTTTCCCTGTATTATTATCGGTGAATGTATATGTTGGCATTAAACTTTTAACTCCAATTGGTTAGGATCGCCACCCAAATCTTTAACCATGCATTTCAGATTAAAAACTGTATCTGCAAGTTCTTTATGTCTCATCAACATAACGTGTACAGACTTTTGCAGCTCAACAATCTCTCTTTTTAGTAAATCTTCTTTCGTCATTACTTCTGTCATGTTACATGCTCCTTAGTATATAGGAAACTTCGATATTCATTCTAAGAGTTCCTTGCCAGCGAAATAATCATCCCAAAATTCCTTTATGGTTATGGGTGGGCGCCCATATTCATATTCAACAAGAATATCATGTTTTCTTATATAATGCTTAGTTGCACGAGTATAAATGTCATGTTCCATTTCAGTCATCATCATCTTCTTCATCCAATATTATTCCATCAGGGCCGATGGAAAATTCTGCTACAACATACTTGTCCTTCCACTGGACAAACTTTATAAAATCTGGGTCTTTAGCAAGTTCTTCAATCTCTTGCTCTTCAAGCTTTTTCTTACGGGCTTGTTCAAAGTCAATAACATTTTCATCTTTTTTTACCATGGTCCGTCACTCTGCCAACCCATAGACCCCTTTATATTTCCAACATGAAAATGCCCGTCTGTTATTTTGGTATCCCCAGATACTTCAGCAGTTCCAGAAATTCTCGAATTTCCATATACTCTGGCATTTCCATACACTTTTGCATCAGGTCCAACATAGGCAATATTTTCAACAATAGCAGTCTGTGCTACCCAACCACCACCATTAGGATGTTTCTGAGCAGGAACAGGGCCATTACCATCATGAAAGTCTAACGCAGTCATCACAGAAGAAGGGTCATCATTTATTAAACCTTTCTCTATTGAAAAATATCCAATAACTTCAGTCAATGCATTTTCAAGTTTTCGGTTCTCTTCCAAATCTTTTTTCATAAGATCAGTTAATGGTGATTGACCTTCCACAGAAGAAATTAAACTCTTTACATCATTAACACATTGAAGCAACACCTCTTTTACTAATTCTTCTGCTGTGTCTTCATCAATCTTAAAGTTATACATTATGCAACCTCCTGCATATCTTCACGGTCTGCAATACCAGCCTTCTCACAGAACCGAACAAACAGTCCTAGTTGGCGTCCATATGCTTCAATTTCCCAAGGATAATCCCAATAATTAATTTCTTTGAGGTGAAGTTTTTCACCCTTAAAGCGTACCATATTGGGTTCCATATACTCATACATTTCATCTTTGGCCCATTGCTTAATATGAACCATCTCATGAGCGAGAGTGATTAAAAGATTTCTAATTTTCACGCCAGGATCAAGTTCAATAGTAAACTCTCTTGAACGATAACCACTATCTTCCCATATGGCAGTACCTTCAAAGCCAGTCTTATCTAGCATATTTTTCTTGAGTTTGATGGTAATGTCTAGTCCCGACATTAATCTCTTACCCATCAATTTTTCAGCATAAAACCATGCCGCACGTTCAACCAACTTGCGAACTGTTTTATTAGAACCGTTGATGTGGATTATCATAGTCGTATCCTAAAGGGCACCAAGAATTTTGGTGACATATTCCTCAGCATAATCTCCAGCCATCTTGGAATTAAAGTGATTTTCAGCATCTGCTGCAACTTCTTCAGCTGAAGGCGTAACCCCGTAAGGTGCCCCAGCATGGAAATAGTCATCACAAAACTCTTCAATGTCCATCATATAATTTTTCATCTTACTCATATCATTTCCTCAATCGTTGTATGAAAACCTTCTATTTCCCACACCTTATCCTTAGCCCTCTCGGCTGAGGTTTTTGTGAGAAAAACTATAGCAGCTGGATTACTCCAACCCTCTACAAATTTTACTTCACCAGGCGGATAGCAATGAGAAGCGTGTGGGTCAATCGCCGACACAAATTCATTTGTTCCACCTAGTCTAATTTTATACGCCATTATGTTTCCTTTGCTTCTGCTCTGCACTCATCACAAATTTCAAAACCATCATAAGGTGGTTCATCCAACTCAAAAATCTCATTACAGTTCCAGCACTCATACTCACCCATTATGCAGCCTTCCACATATAAGGGGTTCCAACTTTTCTAGTCATAACAACAACCCCAAAACTTTCTGGGCCTCAAGACCCTTCTTTTCAGCCAGATCAAATGCGCCCTTATCGGCCTTGAAAATAGCTTCGCCACCCTGGCCGTAATATTCTTCATCATCAATACTACCATACCGTTCAACATAGGCAGCCAAGTTGCCACCGTGGTTCGCAAACCACTTACGCTGACTATCCCGTTCCTTAATCCAAAATGTTGCGTTCTTTTTATTCATAACATTTTCTCCTTATTTGAAATACAGGGGGCCGGTCCAGTTTATGGGATAACCACCTTCAAGGATGTTTCCCCGTGCGCCGTTCCGAGCAGGAGCAGCATAACCGGCGGGTTTCAGAATGTCACCCTTTTTGAATTTCTTGTCATTGTCAACACCAACGACAAACGCAAGAACACCACCCCGAGCTTCGGAGATTTTGATGTACTTCGTACCATATGTTACTGTGAGTTTGTCGGCATACTCTGCCTTCATATCACCATTAACAGGGAAATTATGATAGTCCTCAACCATCGCATCCTTCATCTTAGACAGACCAGATAGGATGGTTTCGGAACTTTCTCTTACATAAACAGTCATTACATTTTTCCTTTCATTATGTCCCTATTGTACCAGACCCAGCAGGAAATGTCAAGGAAAATCTTACCATGTAAGTCATTGATTCTAAACAACATTTAAAAAAACATCAAATCCATGAATTGTGTGACATTTTTGCAACAGGCTACTCCCAAGAATCCCCATTTATCGCATATAAAGAGTACTTTGCAGTTAGTTCTTCATTCTCTGAAATATCTCTCTGTGTCATCAGATATTTTACTGACATTTGTTGCCAGTATCCATCTAACACGATACAGTTGGGATCATTAGAATGATTATAAAACGCACCTAAAGCAGTCCTTATGTAGCCATGAGGAAAGTTCTTATTAGCAACATGCACTATTCCTAATATAGTATTTGCCTTGAATGTTTTTGTTGCAACCACGCCCAGACCGTCAATACCACTATCTTTGATGGTTAACCCGTCTGGAAGAGGACGATACATTATTCTACTCGTGGAGCTTCTTGATAATTGTCTCCGATAAGCATAAATTCATCATCCCAATCGAAGGCCTCCATTACTACATTCTTGGACAGTCCTTTGTACTTTTGGTGCAAAATTTTATCTTTCGCAGCAACCAACAAGTCTGCCTCGGCAGGGTGTAAACTTTCCAACAACTGAACGAACATCATCTCTCGCCTGTTCTGTTTTAAGGAATTATTACCACCTTCAATATAATGATAAAGCTTTCTTGCCTCATATGACAAGTCACTGTGTTCTGTTCCTTCTGGTGCCTCATTTTCTCTATAAGGAACTTCACCATGAGGAAGGAGCCATTTGATCTTGGGGTCAAAAGACGACTTGATTACCATCCGAAGAGAATCGCTATTATATTCTTTCAGGTATGTAACCTTATCTTTCTTTGATTTAATCTTACTTAGCTTAGATAACACTTCATGAAATGAAGGTGTGTATGTTTGTTCTGGCATTAGAATTCTCCTATCGATTCTGTGAGATTTCGCAATCTCTTTTGTATAAAATAATTTAGTAGTTTACTACGATCACCTGATGGAGACTCTTTATATGTGTTGAGTATTTCAACTGAAAGCTCCTCTGGTGCATACGTTAGGTCAATCAACTTTCTGTTTCGTTGATAATTTCTTTTCACTTCATCGTTTGGAGCAACATCATCAAAATGATGGTCCAACCATGAAGAAATCTTTTTCTTGGTAATTGGGGACTGTCTCAACCCATCTGTAAAGGTATTGTCTGGCGACAGTACATTGGGAATGCCATCACTGGTATCACCCCTAAGAATATGTTCTTTAAGATACTCGCCTGGATTTTCACCATTCACTGATTTCTTGGTGATTGGGCTGTACTGTTTGATGTTCGGATATTTTTGAAGTTGAATGAAATCCTTGTCACCTGAAATTATCATTATTTCTTCTGAATATTCTGCACAAATTGTGCCAATGATATCATCTGCTTCTGCACCATACACTTCAAGAACCTTGTATGGCAGGTTGGTTTTGATTTCATCTTTGATTTGATTGAGACAAGAAAAGATTGCAGGCCAATCTTTATCGTCGGATTCTCTGATTTTCTTGCGATTCGCTTTATATTGAGGAAAATAATCACGCCG